TAACAAGTGCTATTACATCTACCACATCTAAACTTTCACTATTATCTGTGTCTGCTATATCAGAATATTCATTGTTTAAAACCATATTTACAAGTCCTATTACATCTGTTATATTTATTACACCATCTTGATTTAAATCACCATAAGGTATTTCTTGACCTTGCACATAATTAACAAATTGATTTCTTTCTTCTGGTGGTAAATAATTATAATTTCTAATGCTTGGATATGTAGTATTAAACATTCTTAAATTAGCTATTACATCATAATTTTCACCAAAGCTATGAACACCATCAGTGCCTAAATAATGTAATTGATATGCAGATACTCTTATTTTATCTAAACTATAATCTGTTGCAGTAACAATCCATAAAGGATATATAGGTTGTCCATTTAACATTTGAACTTTGCTATAGTCTATTCCAAATGCTTTTGTATCATTTAACAATGGTATATGCAATATATCACCACATTTAATTGTATAGCTAAGTGGTAAATCTAAATTCATTAATAAATGTTGATTGCAATTATTTAATAAATCAAATTCTTGAAATTTCTTAGCAGTTGCAGTATCTGTATGATACCTTAATTGTTTTTCACTAAAAGCTGTATCTTCATTTATATTATAATATTGTTCACCATTATAATCCAGTAAATTTCTAACATCTAATATATCACTTCTTGATTCACCATTTTCATCTACATAAGATGTAAATCCATCTGTATTAAAAGTATATTTATCTAAACCATTATCATATCTATAAAAACATTTATTCCTCATTATAACATTTTCTCTTTTTGTTCTACTGATACTATAATTCAAAACATCAGTTTCATCTATAACATAATCTATATCATCTTCTGTGTAACTATTTTTAATTGTTATTAATCCAAAATTGCCTTCAGGTGTAAATGAAAAGAATGATTGTGTTTCTTTAGATATGTCTTGTAGTAAGTTTTTAGCTTCTACATTATCATCTATACAAAATCCCATCTTCCAACTGTTATATATTTCTCTTGATTTTTCTATAAGATTATGGTCATAAAAGTTTGTATCTAAAACATTATCACCTAAACCATAATTAAGTTCTCTTGATAATAAGTTAATAAATATGTCTGTTGGTTTTTCTACTATACCACTTGTTTGAAATTGAACATTAGGATTAGTAAAACATTCTGTCTTTATAGAATTGTAATTTATATGTTTCCATAACATAACTAAATAAGGTAATTTTTGTCCATTCTCATTTGGATTTTCATTCCATAAATATAACTCTAATCTGTTACCTGCATCAGTTCCTATTCCTTGACCAAGATGTGATTCTACATCTAAGATTGATTTATTTATTGTGCTTATAGTATCATCTAAATATGGTGTTAAATTTTCTATCCAATCATTTATGCCATCATTTGTATCTAAATCAATATTAAAATCATTCCAGTTATACAAATATCCTGAAACTAAATCATCTGAAATATCTTCATTTAAATCAGATTGATATAAATATTTAAATATTCTTCTTAATAGTATTTTTTTATAATCTGAATACTCTTGTAATAATGGTAAAAATGCTTCTCTAAATTCTAATACTTCTTCATATTTATCATAAGTTGTATCTGCTGTTAAAGCATGATACAACAGATAACTATAATAACCATCATTTAAAGTAATTACACCTGTATATGGATCTGTATTTAATGCAAGTTGATATACTTCATCATTATTAAAAACAACATTGTCAATAATATTTATATATAATTTTTCCATTAATCCATGTAGTATAGATGAAACTATTTGATTTGATTTTAAAAAAGAAGAATCATCAACATCTGATGATGTTTTATATTCTAAATTAGGAAAAGTGTCATTTGGTTTTTTTGCAAAATCAAGTGCTGATTCATCAACCCATTCATGTTTATATAACCAATAATTTAAAAAAGTATTAACATTATTGTTAGAAGTTACTTCATCAGGAAAAACCTCATATTTAGATGAAAAATAGGTATCCCATTCATTTACTAATGCTTCAAAATCAGGCAATGTATTATCTAAACCAAGTGCTGCTTCACCAACAGTAACATTAAATTCTTCTTGTAATTGTGTTAAGTTCCTAATATCTTCTGTTGATGTATAATCTTTTCTTCCCTCAATAGAAGCATAAAATGTATCTGATTCATAATCTGATTTTTCTACTAAATACATAAAAGAAAAATTAGATAATTGATAACCCAATGTTCTTTCATCATCTCTTAGGTTTTCATATAACAAAACTTTGTCTAAATCTTTTGTTTCATCAAAGCTATGTTTTGCTTCTGTATGTGAAAAACCATTTGCATCTGTAAATAATTTTAAAAAACCAACTCTTGATGTTCTTTCATTTTCAGTTGTTTCTAATCTTATAGATGAACTAAAACCAACATCTTCTAAATCTTCACCATCTATACCAACTGTATCATTGGTTATGCTTGTAAACCAATCATCTACTGGTATTTCATTATCAATTAATTCTTTTAGTAAGTCTGTATTTAATGGTTTTAGTATAAGTGTTTGTCTTTCTGTATTAGTGTTTTGTATTGGCTGTCCATTCTCATCTAATCCTGCAAACAATTTTGCATATCCATCAAATCTAAATAACTTCTTTGTTTTATCTAATTTTAATAATATCCATCTTCCATTTTCAGAACCTGCTGTATATGTTTTAGATTCTACATTAAACACATTGTTTGGATCAAAATTACCTGTATAAGCATCATCATCTCTATACCACTTTTTATCATAACCCCAATTATCAAACATAGCATCAGTATTTTCATTTATGTTATCATCTGTAATAACATCATTTAAAGAATCTAATTGATTTTCACCACTTAAATCTACTAATGCACTAACTGGAAAAGCATATCCCATACATAATACTGGTGTTGATTGTGTGTTTTCTAATTCAGGTAATATATCATTAGCTTCTAATGTCCAAGTTTGTGGATTTACAAAATATGATTTACTATTTAATTTATCAAAATCTACATCATAAGGAAATACAACATAATCATTATCTTCTTCTAAATATAAATAATGATTATAATTTACAGTTGTTGCAACCTTGCTTGTAGAAAAGTTCCCATATATTTCTTTACTATCATGAATCATACCAAGTGATTTAAACCCATCATTATTTTCTAAATTAGTTTGATATACAACACTTGGTGCTTTATCTACTTTACCATAAACCATAGGAACTGGCTTAGATTCATCTAAATCAGATATACCATCTTTAATCTTTTCATCAAGATCTGCTAACTTTGTAGCTGGTAGTTTTTTATCTTTAATATAATCTTGTGTAAAATCTTCTGCTTGTATAGAAATCTTATCACCTGATTGTGATATTCTATTTACAATACCATAGAACATAATGCTGCAATCATCATTAGATAACTCTTGTATATTCTTATTTAGGTTTATTTTACTGCATGTAGGTGTTTTATAGTATAAGATAACATATTTACCTATTAATGAATTTAAATCATTAAATGATACTGAATTTGTTAATTTAGTAACTACATCATAATAGTTATATAAACTAAATCTGAATGTATTTACTTTTATATTTTTTTGTTCATAATCAATAGAATTTTTAACACTTGATATGTTTTGCAGTATCTCTTTTGTTTCTATTGAATTATCATCTTGGTCTTGTAAGATTAAATTAGAAGTAGAAAAGCTATCTAACAGATTGTATTTATCATCTTCTAACTCTGCAACTATTACTACTGGTATTACAGATAAGTTGTTTCCTTGTGTATCATTCTTAAAATTTTGACTAATTAATGCCAATGTCACCACCTAATCTTAAAGATTCTTTAATGTTATCCATAAGTTGATTTTCTACAAAATCTTGTGTCATTATAGGATTATTAAAAGTAACATTAACTCCTCCTCCTTGTGGTCCATCTAAATTAGGATCTGCAAGTGGTGTAACTTGAACCCTCTCAGGTCCACTTCCTTCACCAACTAACATCATTTGAGGTCCATCAGTAACAAAATCTGCACCATATTGTGCTGCTGTAACATTATTTTTAGCAAATATTTTATCTATACTTGCACCTGCACTTGCTGCTGCTAAAATATTAAGAGGGAATCTAATATGTTTCATTATTTGCTTTATTAAATGTGCTTTAGATGAATTAAGTGCTGCTGAATATTCATCTGATGCACCTTTTGCAGTTGTTTGTTCTTTTACTTTTGCTAATGTTTTTTCAAATGATGTTAGTTCTTTTGTTGTTTTTGCATCAGCATCTTTTACTTTAACTACTTTATTTTGTGTTTTTAGCCATTCTTCATAACCAACTTGACTATCTTTTACAGCTTGTAATTCTTTTTCAGATTCTTCAAATGCTCTTCTTCTTTTTTCAACAACAACACCTGTTTGATTACCTAAGTTAGTAACCATACCACCATATCCATTATATGCCAATGTAGCTTGTTTTACTTGTTCTTGTTCTGCTTGATATAATTTTATGCTGGCTTCTTGTTTTTTTTGTTCTGCTTCTCTTAATTGTTCTGCAAATAATTTTTGCTTTATTTCTTCTTGCATTTGTGTAACAACATCATTTTTTAATTTTATTAAATCTTCTGTTGTTGCTTTTTCTAAATTTAAATCTTTTAAATATGGTTTATATGATTTTTCTAAATCTTTAATAGCCAATTCTCTTGATGATGTTGCAGCATTAACATCTAACATTACACCTAATAGTGTTTCAAATTCTTGTTTTTCTTTTATTGCTTCTTCTGAGGGATTAATAGTAATTAGATTTCTAAAACCATCTGCTAATGCTCTAATAGATGGTGCTAATTTTTCCCCAAGATCCTCTTGCAAATCACCAAAAGCATTGCTTAATTGAGCCATTGAACCTGCAAAGGTATCTGTTTGTGCAGTTGCTTGTCCACCAAAAACTTCTGCTAAATTACCAGTTAATGATTCTAATCTTTCAGTAGAACCAACTGCTCCTGTTACCTCAATACCATATCTTGATAAAGCATTTGTAGATGAACCAAGTGTTTTAGATACCAAATCTGCTGCAACTGTTAGTTCCATTCCTTTTGCTGCTGCTAAATCAAGTGTTGCTTTTGTAGCTGCCTTAATAGCACTTTCTTCTTTTACAAATGAACCAATCAATGCCTGTGCTTCAATAATTACCTCATCTCCAAACATACTAACTTGTTGTAATGCTCTTGCTTGTTCTAATAATGCTGGTGATGTTCTTCCAAGTGCTGCTTCTAATTTTTTCTCTGCTAATTCTTGTTTCCCAAATAAATCAATAGATTCTCTAATTCCATTTAATAATGCTCTTGTTCCAAAATAAGCTGCTGCTGCTACACCTGCTTGTTTAGCAAGTCCTTTTAAACTACCACTTACACCTTGTATTTTTTTCTTGGATTGCTCTGCACCTTTGGTTTGAACTTCTATTATTTTTTTTATATTACCTGCCATTAGAATCCTTTGCTTTTAAATGGTTTATTTCTTTTTCTATTAACATAAACTCATCAATTATATTTGCTGGTGTTTGTTGTAAAGAGGGATATGGAGGACAACTAAATGATTTACAATAGGTATATTCTTTAATTCTTTTCTGAACATCTTGATCCAATAAATCACTTGTATTGCAGAAAAAGAAATGCTCTGTATATAATGTTTCTCCTATTGAACTAATATTCTTTTGCATTATCTCATCATAACAGGCTTCAAGTTCTGTATAAACATCTTCCATATTTGTAAACATCTTCTGTTTGCCTGTAACTGGACTTAATGCTTTATAAGGAAATTTAAAACCATTATCTCCATTGTTGTTTAATCCTCTATAAGAAATGTGAATATTTATTAAAAATATTACTTCTTCACTTTTTTTTTATTGACAAAATTAGAAACACTTATAGCAATAGAGAATATTTCATCATTAGAATAATTATTAATTTCTTCATCACTTAAATCTGTGCTGATTCTAACTATGTCAATAGCTGGACCAAACATACCATCTTTGTTGTTAAAAAACTTATATAAAAGATTATTTAATTCTATTCTTTCTGTTAGATTAAATTCCTTTATATCTAATTTGAAAGGTTTTACACCTTCACCTTTAATATCTATTTTCATTTACCCTTATCCTTTTATTTATATATATCTTTATATATAGTAGTTAGCTAACTCTGAACTAACTGTTATTTAACTCTTACTTAACTGTTAAATTAAGCTGTTTTAATACTAACAATAGTACTTGAAGTTGCACCTGAATATGTACATCTAAATGGTATTGTTTGTTTCCAACCATCATCATCATAGCTTATTCCTGCACTATCAATGATTACTTTTGGTGCATCAATTTGATATACATCACCTGCTGATAAAGCCAATGCTTTTGGTGTTGCCATATCTGTGTCTATAGCTTCTAAACTTTCAGCATCTCTTTTACAAGTCAATGAACCTGTTACTTCATAACCACCAAGACTATATCCCATTGGTCTGAAACTATTATCATTATCAAACCCTATTCTATTAATAGGTCTTGCTATTGCAAGTTCAAAACTATATAATAATAAATCCTGTTCATTTAATGTTTCTACTGTTAAGTCATGCATATTAAACATAGTTGTTTGATCTGATATAACAGTATGTGTTCCACCACCACCAGAAAATGTTAAAGCACCTTGTGTTGGTTGATAACCAGTTTGAAATGTAGCAGTACACATAACCACAGCACCATTGCTTGAAATATCACCTGATAATGTTAGTCCTGTACACAAACAAGATGTAAAATACATATCAGTATCTTGCCCTGCATGTGCAGAATTTTCAAACCATAATGTTACTGGAACAGCATTGCTTTGTCCATGTCTAAAATCTGTAACAGAAGGCATAGAACCTATTAAGGTGTTTGTACCATCACCATCACCAAATAAAGTTAAACAAACTCTATTTATTGCTTGTGCAGTACCATGAAATGTAATTGAAACATCAAACATTCTATCATGTCTTTGCCATTTTACCATATCATCAGATTGTGTAAATGCTCCTGCCCCTGTTCTTGGAGGTGCTACACTTAATGAATGTTTATGTATTTCATCAAATGAATAGTCTGTTACAGGCATTTCTATACTATCTGCTGTTGCTAATGCAGCAGTTCCAAGTGTAGCTTCTGTTCCAATTATCACTTTGGTATTTTGTTTTGTTTGAAAAGCTGTACTTAAAGCCATTACTTCTTACCTCCTTTTGTATTTTTTATTTCTGTTAAATGTTCTTTTAAGTCTTTTGGAATATCATTATTCCATTCAACTACTAATCCTGCTTTCAACTTTAAATGTGTTGATGCAGATAATAGAGAATTAAAATTTTTTGTATCATCTAATTTTAAGTATGATGCTTTTGCTTTATATTTCATATTCTTATCCTAAGTTATTTAAATGTTCACAGCTAAAATTCCAAGATATTGCATAATAATCTTCATATTCTTCTTCTACTTCTATTCCCATTTCATTACTACCACTTCTTAAATTATAAGCAGTAGTTGAATCAGATAATGATAATGTTGGATTATCATGTATTAGTGCTTCCAAAATACTTATTTGGTTAAACACATAATCTTGAAATTGTGTATTATTTCTATCTACTAAATAATAAATTATATCTATGTTAAAAATCCTATGCTCAGAATACTTAGTAACATCACCTTGTTCTGATCCTCTTGGTATTAACCTAATAAATTGATTTGCTTTACTTGTTTCATCAAACCCACTTATTACTGGACATTTCATTTCTGCCCTAATTTTGCTCTTTAAAGCCACTAAAATGCTTTTCCATACATTGGAGTAGGTAACTGCCATTATCTAACCATTTCAATAGTAGCATTGCTTTTATTTGTCTGTTTCCTATGGCTACCAACTACCTCTACAATCCAATAATCAGAAGTATGAGCAGATGTTCCTGTAAATTTTCCAAACAAACCATTAAAGATATGCTGCATTCCACCAGTAATTATTTCTTCACTTGTAGTAGCACCCTCTAATTGATTATTAGCTAAATAACTAACAGTAAATTTAGAACTACCATAGTTTCCACCAGTAGAAATAGCTATTTTTAATCTGTCAAACAATTCTCCTGAATATTCTCCTGCAAGTTCTACCAAATCCATTGAACCATTAGAATCAACTCTATAAACAATTTTTCCATTTTTATCATTAGCATCTACTTCATGTGATAGTTTAAGTGTTCCATCATTAAGCCTGTCAATTATACCCTGTCTTTCTGCATTTGTAACTTGGCTCATATAATAATCTGCTTCTTCTGATGCACCTTCTTTTGCTCTAATTAAATTAGCTGCTGCAATATAACATACTGACTTAATAATAATTGGATCATATTCAGATGTTGCAGAATTAATTGCTGTATCTATATCAACTTGCTTAATCTTTTGTAAAGGTGTTGAATATCTCATATCTAAATAATTATGTAGTTCTAAAGAAGCATCTACTAATGCTTGTTCTAAGAATGATGTAAAATCAACACCTGCTTCAAATACTTGTTCATTAATTGTAGTAGAAGAATAATTACTATTATAATATTCTACTTGATTTGTTGCACTTGCATAAAACCATTCACCATTAGTATCTACAGCACCTGATGTTGATTGTGCTGCTGCTAATTCTTCTCCATTTAGAAAAAGAGTATCTACATATCCTGAATCTCTAAACAAATGTAAATTCCCTGATGTTAAAGTAGGAAATATTTGCACTTTAGAATCAAAATCTGAAATTCTATTAAAGTATCTTGTAAGGTCTGAAATTTCTGCATATTTAAAGTTGGTCATATAATTATCCTAACACTATTGTTTCAATTTCTGCATCTTTAATTGGATTAACACTTCTTGCTTTAATTTCCAATAAACAATTCTTTTGGTTTGCTGTATCACTATTAACACCACCAGAGTGAGCAGAATGAGATTCAGCATATATTTTAAATTCTGCTTCAGGTAAACTTGCTACTGCCCAATTACAATGTCCTTTTTCATAATCTATCTTACCTACAACTTTATCTAAGTATAATAAATTACCATTACCATCATCAAATATAAATGCTTTTTCATTTAACTTGCTTACACCTGATACTGGATCTGTAATTTCTGCTTGTGCTAATGTTGATTTAGGTCCATAAACAATATCATCTGTTGTTCCACCACCATGCTCAGAACCTTGTAATACTGGAACACTACTTGCTAATGCAGGAAAAGCACCTACTCCAAAAGGTGTAGTGCCTGAAACATTACCAATACCAACTATTGTTGAAGAATTGTTTGACATTGATTGAACCCTAACATCACCATTGTGTATAAATATCTTAACTTTTTTACCATTTAAACCTGAAGATGTTGTATAAAATTGTGTATCTAATACTGCTTGTATTTTAGGTAATACTGCATTAGAACTGCCTGCAAATGAAGTATCAGAAGCATCTGTTGTAAATGCTATTGCTGTTTCAGATGATACAGAATCAAATCCACCATCATTAAATTCATCTACTACAATATGAAATGTATATGCAGTTGAAGCAGCAAGTCCTGTTTCTGTATTAGCAGTAATACCACTTAAACCCCAATCTAAGTAACCACCTTCTGTATAAAAAGGTCCTATTGTTCCAGAACCAGCAACAAGTCCATCAACACTACCATCTGCTGTTCTTGCATATCCAAAGAAAGCACCTCTTTGTTTAAATCTTCCTTTTTTATCTGTCATACATTTACCATTGTCAAATGCTAAATATTCATTACCAAAAAAGTAATTTAAAGCTGCATCATCAGCAACTGCTGCTGCATCAGAACCTAATAAACCTCTTTTTATAGTTAAAGTATGAGTTGATACAGATTCTATCTCTATAACTTCAGAACCAATTAAAATCAAATCACCTGCTTTAAACCAATTACCATCATCAACTATTAATGTTGTTTCTACATTTGTTATACCACTACCATCATTAACCAATACTGCTGTTCCTGCACCATAATCACTTCCACTTATTAATTTTACAGGTCTATATTCATTAGCACTATTAATACTCAAAGGTTCTATTGCTATTGTTCCTGTTGCATTTTTAGCAGCAGATTCATAAGCAGCACCTCCAGCATAAGCATAACTTAATAATCTTGAATTAGGCAAATACATAACATCTCCTGCTGGTAATAATCCAGTCCAACTTCTAATAGCAGTTGCAGATCCTGGTCCTAAATCAACTGAATTAACAGCATCTCCTGTTGAAGCATCTAACCAATCCTGAGCAACTAAAAATACTTCAGCACATATTTTACCAGCATTTTTAATTAATATTGCTTGTGCTGATGCCATTGTTCCTATTGCTTTTGTTGCTGATGAACTTATAAGTTGAACACCTGCATCTGAGTTTGGTAATGATTGTTTTACAGTATATATTTCAGAATAATTTTTTGTTACACTACAATCATAAGTCTTTTCTGCTTGTATTGTTAAACTTGTTGTAAATTTTTTATTTGCCATCTTTCTCCTTAACCTGTAATATGATATTTAATTGTTGCATTAACTGAATAATCTGAATTTACTGAATCAGACCTGAATGTAAATAAAACAACTTTACCAGCAGTAACATCTGCTGATTGTATTGTTAATTGTTGATAATATGCTTGCTCATAACCTGCATTTGTTATATCTGCACCATCTGCTAAAACTACACCATTTGATAAATCACCACTTACTGATAAATTGTTTTTATCTATATCATAACTCATTAAATGGCATCTTGTAGTATCACCTGAAGAAGCATCTGCTCCTGACCACCAAACAACTCTGTCTATTGTAATGCTATCCATAATAAACCAATAACAACAAGTCACATCATCTGCTGTTGTTGCTATAGTTAAACTTGTGTCAGGATTTGTGCTTGTTCCCATTGATACTAAGGCTTGATTTACATAACCATTAAATGGAACTGCATAATGATTATCAGCTAATGCACCTGCAAAAACAGAATCACCAATACCTATACCAAAATGTGCATATTGAGTATTAACATGAACACCATTTGCTTTAACATAATTATTTGTAGTATCTACTAATAACTTACTTGTTCCACTTGCATTTTGAACATCTAATGCTGTTGTATTATCTGTTGCTGATTTAACTTGTAAAGACCTATCAGAAACCTGTAATGCTGTGCTTGAACCATTACCTGTCTTAACTTGTTTTAAAGAAGTAGTAACACCATTGTTGCTATTATCTACATAAGCAATGTCTTTGTATGTTTCTGATGGTGATTTTCCTGTTAAACTCATAAATTTTTACCTTTATTGATACTATAATATAACATATTAATTATTTTTTAAAACATTTAATTTAATTAGGACTATCATCAGCAAGGGAAACCAAGTTTTTTAGCTTCCCTTGAAAAACATTCTTTAATGCTTTTTTAATTGATGATATTGACATTACTTGTACTTCTTTATTATAGGTTTAATCTTTGCCCACAGTTCATCATCTTTTTTAGATTTTGTTACTTTGGTTATTAAATTACCTACTATTAATAATACTGCAACTCCACCTTTTTTGGCAATCCATTTACCTAATAATATCTGCAACATTACTTACCTACTATCTTTTTAATAAATCCTCTTAATGAAGTCCATAGCATATCATCATAAGGTGTTGCTGATAATGCAACTGCTTTATCTAATACTAAAATAACTATTGTTATAATTTCCCAGTTGTTTGTTAATATTTCCATTAGTTATACTCTCCTTTTTCTATTAGTTCTATGTTATTGATCCATGCTTCCACATATTTCAATCTTTCATTTAATTCTTTAAATTGTGTTTCTTTAAATACTGGAGGGTGTGAATCTATCTTTAAATGTGCTACAATTATTTCAAGATTCTCTATATACTTACCTTGTTTATGTAGAGCCTTCCATAATATATCTATCTGTTTATCTAAAGTCATCTTTATTTATCCACCCCTTATCTATTAATATAATTCCACCAAAGAAAAAAACACAAAATCCTAATCCAAATAAAATCACTTTAATCATCAGTATTTTTTGTTATCATTTTTTTCCTGCATTCTTAAAAACTTATCCCTTAATCCATTACCACTTAATTTAGCTATTACTTCAACTAATGTTCTATATGAATTCTCTAACCCTTTTTGTTCTAACTGCATTTTCTTTTGTTGGTCAATTAACTTAACCAGTATGCCTTCAATTCTACCAAAAGATTCTCTAAGTTCTCTTGTTAATTCATCCTGAATAAACTTGGTGGATTTCCATATATAAAAAGCCATTGCTATACTTCCAACCACAGGAAGACCATATCTGTCTAATATTGCAAACCAATCCATTATACTATTACCTTAAATATTGTTGTTCCTTGATTAACTTTGCTCAAACTCTTTGCATTGTATGATTCTAAAGAACTGTCTATATCATACATATCATTATCATAGTTTTGCAAGTCAATCTTTATTCCATCTCTATTGCCATTCTCATAGAAGATATAACAATTCTGTGATGCTCTACCTGCTAAGCCTAAACCTTTTTCACTATAATCATTACTTCCTACCATACTACTGGACCTTGAATATATATCTGAGATAGATGATTCATGTACATGTCCAAATATGCAATAATCTATCTTTGTTCCTCTTGCAGTATATCTGCCCATAATCTTTGTTACACTTTTACTTAATCCACTTTTAATTGCACCATTACCATGTAATAACAATAAATTTTGTCCAGCAACCTCAACTACCATCTCAGTTGGATCACCTTGTATAAAATTAACCTTACTATCTTTAAATATATATTCCAATGTTTTAAATATAGTATAATCATAATTATCAGAAGCTAACATATTACTCCAGCCCCAGTCTTTTTTTACTCTTGATTCATTGCCTGTAACTGATGCTACTGATACATTAAAGTGTTTGTTTAACTCTAAAATAATCTGTTGAAATATATCTACTGCTAAAAAAGTAGCTTTTGCTCTGTTAGTAGCCATATTAAGTAATTCATCTAACCTTCTATCACTATTTAACAAATCACCTGTCATTGCTACAAGTATATTGCTTATATCTTGTGATTTAAAGAAAGATATTGCCCTTTTAACAAAGTATTTACATCTTTTAGATGCAACCTTAAAGTCATACTTATTATGCTCTAAATCAACCAATTCATTAAAATGCACATCACTAAACTGGATAACACCACAAGCCTTGCTTTTTTGTTTATGTGATTTAGTTAGTTTACTTAACTTATAATTGTCAAAAATCTCTGTTAGTTTGTTATTGTATTTAGATACTGCATTTTCTATTCTTGCATATTCTCTAAATGCTTTTCTTTCAATTCTATTTAAATCTTGTAATGATTGTTTTTGTTTTGCTAATTTTACATTTGATGTAATTATATCTACATCATCAGGTGATAGTGGATATACTGTTTTATGTTGGCATTTCTTACATTTATACCTTTGTTTTCCTCTGTGCCAACCCTCTTTTACCAATTGTAAACTGAAGCAATTAGGACAAACAAGTTCCATATAGTTATTCCTTTATAAAATACCCTAAAACACTTGCAATAGCAAATGTTATTGCAGCCCCTACTCCCATAATCCTTGATATAGCAGATTCATTCTTTGTTACTCTGCCATTTAATTTTTCTAAATGTTTATAATTTGCACCAACTTTTTCTTTAATGTATTCCAGATGTGTAAGAACCACCTCTGTTTCTTTTTTATTCATAATGATCTTATAACCTCACTTAATTCTTTTGCCCTTCTTGGTGTTTGTTTTGCCCATAAAGAATCTAACATTTCTACTGATGCTTCTTCATATTGCTCTGTTTCTAATAAATATATTGTCTTTTTAAATTTTGAAAATCCATTAATTCCCAGTTGATAGCAAAGATTTACAATTACATCTTTTCCTTCTTGTGGTAGATACATATACCATTCAAACTTTTTTCTAACTTTAGATTCTAAATTAGCAATCTTTTTAATTAGTATTTGCTCTGCTATTTCTTCAGTTAGTTCTAAGTCCTTAATAGCAAAGCCATATCCAATAGTAAGGTGTTGCTCTGTGCATCTGTATACTGTAGGTCTAAATCCTTCATGCAATTTGATTTGCTCTAATAAACTCATTCTTCTGAAGAAGTCCAATCACTCTTAGCAAGTTCTTCTAATATCTCACTATGATTGTAAGTAGTTAATCCATCAAAACAACTTGGAGTATCACCTTCAAACTTTAATATAGCTTTACTTCCATCTAATGTTTTTCTTAATGTATCCATAGATGTTTGCATTGCACTATCTATCATTTCATCTGTTATATCAGATACATTTACTATAACCCATTTTCTATTAGAATAATCCATTATGGTGTATCTCCTTCAAAGTCATCAGCAGCCATATTAGTCATAGTTCCATTATTTGAATTATTTGACTGGTCATATATTGTTGTTCCTGAATGATTTTCTAAACCATCACCCATTCTATACCAAGCCTGTAAATTGCCTGATGCTACACCTTCTTTGTGATTGTAAGGCTCTCTACCATTGTATATGGTTTTAACTTGATTAGCAGTTAATGCTGAATTGTATATAGCTATTTCTGAAATATTGCCATTAAAATAGTTATCTGCTGATGTATGACTTCTTGTTCCAATTCTTGGTGGATAAGTCCCTGCTATATTTATAGTTTCTCCTGATGTGTCTGCTGTTTCAACTGAAACACCATTTACATAAATAGTGCTTGTGCTTCCATCATTTGTTGCAATAATATGCCACCATTTATTTAAAGTTAAAACAGAATCATAATGCCCATCTGTATTGTTAATTTGATAATTAACATCACCATCTGCTAAATAAAGGTATATACCATCATTGTTTGCATCTCTATAATCAAATATAGTTGAACCTCCTACTATTGCTGTAGGTTTAACCCAAGCAGATATAGAATGAACATTATAGTTAAATGCACCACTAAGTTCTACATAATCATTAGTACCATCAAATGCTAAAGAATATTCATCTCTGAATACATCACCACCACCACTTGTTGTTATTCTTCTTGTAGCAAACATTAATCTTTTACCACACCAAATTGAAAGATAATATCTTCACCTGAGCCAATAACAATATCACCACCACTTGCATTAACTATACCATACTTTAAATATCTATAATTAGTATCAGCTTTTAAAACAATCCCAATATTGCTCTTGCAACACACCTTAGCACCACCAACATCTGTCCAATTAGAAAGTTCTACAATAGCCATACTATTGTCTGCTGCTGAATCTGCTGCATTTATTGCACTACCAACTGTTCCTAAATCTGCTGTTATGTCTGTAAGCACTACATATATAGTTCCACCTGTATCTGATGTATCTATTGCAGTTATAGATTGTAAAATACAAGTTCCACCATTTACTGCTACTATATTATCAATAATTTCACCTTCTGCCATTAAATCACCAGTTGAATAAGTTGCTTCTGCTATATCAGGTGATGATTTAATTAAATCAACTTCCATCTTGTTTAACTTCTCAATTACTGCATATTTTCTTAATTCTGTTTCTGCCATTTTGATTCTCCTTTAAGGTTGGCTACCATGAACAAGGTTCATAATAATTTATTTATCTTCTTTTTTATCTTTCTTTGATGCTTTCTTAGGCTCTTTTTTAGCTTCTTTTTTAGGCTTCTCTACTTTGATCTCATTACCATCAGCATCACATTCAGTAAATCTGTCTTTTAGTGAATTTATATCATGATTAGGACTAACCTTGATAATTGTTCCATCTGCTTTTTTAAAATATTGTTCCATAAATTTTTTCTCCAAGTTAAAACAAGGAGCAGTTTGACCTGCTCCCTGTTATTGTTTTCAATGTAACTAATTAAGAAACATCAGATAAGATATAAACACCAAAGGCATCTTTTATCTCAATTTCACCCCAAAAACCACAAGCAATATATTCTGTGGTTCTGAATGAAGCATTTCTTTCTGTTTCTAATCTAAATAGACCTTCAGGTCCAATTGCAAGTCCTGCAGCACCTTTTGAAAATGCAAATCCAGCAGCATCACCACCAGAACCAACATCTTCTTCTATTTGATCAGACCAATAACAATTAAATCCTGCTATTGAACCTACCCAGCCATTTGCAATTGCTTCTTCACCTTTTTGTCCCATTAAAGACATAGGTTTAGAATTAGATCCTGTTACAGCATCATCATGCAATAATGAGATTAGTCCTTTGCCACCCCATACTTGTTTTGGTGATAAAACCAAATTGTATGGAAAAGGAGCACCTGCTGCTCTTAACTGTCTCATAGATCCAAAGACATGTGATAATGCTAATGAAGTACCTGCACCACATTCTGTTTGTGAAAAACCAGTACCCAATGCTGTTAAATCAGCATCAAGTTTAGCTGCTACTGCATTACCTAATACAGCACCAACATTACCTGCTAAATCATCTGCATTACCCATTCTTGCTAAATCACTTACATCTGCTCTAATTACATGCTCACTAACAAGAGCACTTCTTGCAGCAGTTGTAATTGAAGCAACTGTTGTATGATCTCCACCATCTGTTGCTGCTGCAACACTACTTGAAGCTACTTTTGTATAATCAGGAAATTGTACTGTAATAGCACCCTTTACTGCTTGTTTTGATGTTACCAAAGGTAGCATAACATTGGTGTGATTAAATGCTATAACTGCATCACCAATAGTTTTGCCTAATCCACCTTGAGCAACACCTGTATCTGTTTCAGCCATTTTATTGACCCTCCATATCTGTCTTTCAGCTCCTTGTTTAAGGCTTCATTTTGACAGATTTATTTATTTTTTATTTTGCTTGTATGGTTTGTTTAAAGTTCCTTCACCAAAGCCACCAAAGTAACCAATAGATTTAGATATAGGTTTGCCATCAGCATGGTTACTTGTCCTTGTTTCCATTTCATCAATGTATTCATCAAAGGTCATTTTACCATTCTTATATTTAACATCTACATCACCATCTTCTTTAGGCTTTAATTCCATATCACCTTTAGGATCATAATCAACTCCAGCTAAAACACTATGATTTTGCTTAGTAGCCAATTTTAATACCTGAGCCTTGAACTGAATTGTTAGCTTCTTGGTAACCTTTAGGGTCTTTCTGTGCCCATTCAGCATAAGAAGAATACCCACCCATATCACCTGCTTTACCAGTAGTGGCTCTTGCAGATGAAGTAGAAGGTGCAGAAACATTAACAACCTTACTTACATACTTTTCTAATTTATCTAAACTCAAACCATCTGCAATAGATTTATCATCATCTTCAGTTAATTTGCCCATTAATGATTCTCTTTTATCAGTTTGATAAGTATTCCATTGCTCTGCTTGAACTTTAAAATCATCTCTTTCCTTCTGAACAATATTAAGAGCCTCTTTTAGTTTACCATCTTCTACCATTTTATTCTCTTGTTGTTGTTTAGTAGTTTGATTCATTTTATCAATCTGTGCTTGTAACTTACCAACTTGTCCTGCCAAATCATTCTTTGCTTGATTAACTTCTGCAAATCTATCATATGGAACATTTTTTGTATCAGCTTGTGTGCTGTTGTTATTATCCTGAGTATCTTCAGTTGTTTGAGTAACATTTTCTTCTGACATTTTTTACCTCTGTTTGTTGAGTTTTAGTTGAAAATTCTTATTTATAATATAACTTACTAAATCTTTTATACAATTATTATTTTCTACCAATCTTATATGTGGTAGTTTTATTAGGTCCTAATTTCTTCTTTATATAGCCATGTGCTTCTTTAGATAGATAACTAATAACACCATCAGGTAGTGGTTGTTGAGGTGTAGTTAATACTCTACCCATTTTCTTTAATGCTTCTACTCTTGCACCTAATGTAATCCAACCTATTTGGAATCCACTTGTTGATGTTTTAATTAAAGAATAATCTTTAAGTAGATCAGATGTTAATACTGGATTAGTAGAATCTTTAAAACTTGAAGCCTGTCTTTTAAACTTATCTGCTCTTTTTCTTTGACTATATTTAGGTTTATATGATTTAAATTTTCTACCAAATACATCTTTTGCTTGTTGAACATATTGACCACTTGCATCACTACCAAAGATATGCTTTCTATATCTATCTCTGACATTAGGTCCTATTCTTCTGAAGAATGTAGCATCAAGCATTTAAGAACCTCTTAATGAATTAAAGAAATCACCAACAAATTCAAATTCTTCTATTAATTTGTTTTCTTTCCATAACCTATACATTTCAGCAAATTGTTCTTCTGTATTTGCAAGTATATATGTTCCACTTGTTTGTGATTGCTTCCTTAAAATTTCAAGATGATGCCCTTGATACATATCAAATTTATCTATTATTAAATTGTTTAATACATTACTTGGTAAGGTAAAATTATCTACTGGATTTATATAATCTATAATATGTCCATATTCATGTTTCATAATACCCTCTTGTGTAACATTTTTTATTATACCTTTTTTATTTAATCTCTCTATTGTTTCATTCATATCTCTAATACTACCTGCCTTATTTGCTGAATATTTGAATTTTATGCTTTGCAATATATTAGTTTGTGTTCCACCAATAGTTAAATAGTTTGCTTGAACTGAAAAAAAATCATTTGTTTTTTTTGTTGGTATTATTTCATCTATAATTATACCTTTTTTTTGAAGTTCCTTTAATTGTTTATTGATTAGATTAGCAACACCAACATCTGTTTTACTAAAATCTACTTTTTTTGCTACATTGGTTTCTGCCCATTTAGTAGCATCTTTTAACCTACTATGCTTACCTGCCATTGATAATAAATTTATATTACCTTGCTTATTCTTTATTACTTGCTGTGCTTGTTTACCTTCAAATAACTTAATACCTTCATCTGATGCTATTTCCCATTTATGTCTGCAATTAATACCACCACCATCTACTAATGAAGCTGCCCAACCATTTTCAATAATCTGTGCTTCTGTTAATGGTCCTTCACTTGCATAATCTAAACATTCAAGCCTTGTTCTATCATCAATAGGACCTACATATACATACTTAGTATCAGCAGGTGCATCTTTCATCATAGTATTAGTTGCTACTCTTGAATATGTATTTAATCTTGTATT